TTCAAAGTTGTTTTTGTGTAGCTCATGGTGTGTTCGCCTGTCCGCCCATGCCACTGTGATTAGTACAGTAATAATACAGGGTTGGGGCCCCCACAGCAACTGTGATTTGAGTGTAAGAAGAAGTGGTTGTTACGCCCGTAGTGTATTGTGACCCGCCGCCATGTGTTCCATCCGAGGTGGTGGATAGACGTAAAGGGTGTCCGGAGTTAGTACCGTCTGACTGATCGAAGCGATAAGTGTTACCTTCGGTCAAAGTAACCGTGTCCTGTCTAACACCATCTATGTAATATTTATTAGCACCAAGATAACTTTGTACAGTTACCGCGAACGTCTGATTTATGGTCACTCCTGTTGTAGTCACCGTGCCCACACTGGCTGTCGCGCTAAGACCCGTAGGAGTGGCCGTAGACGGCGTTATCGTAGGTAAATCAACTATTACCTGACCAACTTGCGCTGAAGCCTTTATAAACGCCATATTAGGGTCTTCCAAAGGCGGATTACCCACTAAAACAGTAAAAGTTTCGGGCTCTGGTGGGCGGGCGTCTTTTAAAGCTTGAGCATCAAAGACTTTACGGAAAGGTCCCAATTGCGGTTGTTTTGCCTCAAACTCATCTTTTCCGACAAGTAATCCGTTCCACTCTTTCCGCATGTCGCGGTATTTATACCTAAAGCCAGATCTATCTGAAATAGCATAAGAGTCTTTTCCAGAGGCAAAACGTGACATTATGTTGTCCTAAAATATTGGAACTGCGGCACAACATTAAAGGATGCTCTATCCCGGTCTTCTGCCATAGCCCTTTCAAACTCTTCTTCATACATTGCTTTTAAGAGTTGTGCTCTATTCGGGGCTCTTTTGATGGATATATAATACGCTAATCCCGCAGCTAAACAAGGATACAGCCTAAACGGAACATCTAAAGTGTTAGTGTACTCGTCCGCGTCATCCATTCTAGTTAAGGCATCATATATAATAACATCGGTGCTGTTCTCTGGAACAGGCCAAACTTTTAAAACCGGCGTGACTTGTCGGTCTAAGAAAAACTGGTTAGGTCTACCCGTAGTCGTTTTTGTTGGAATAGTTAGATAATCATCCCGACTCATCCTAGTTAAGGCAAAATCGGTTCCATCTCTTCGCACCACAACAGATAGAATATCAATAATGTTAGTTCCTAAAGTGTAGTCGCCTGTACCAGAAGTAACTGCCTGAGTGCTTTGAGCAATAGTCCACTGGTTTAGACCCCGATTGGCCCATTCTGCCAACATCAGGTTTAACGAGCGTCTAGCTGTCTTCAAGTCATACCCCGTGCGAACTTGCAGCCCGCATCGCTCAAACGCCTCTTCAACGTAATCCGTTACGTCTAACTCAAAATTTGTGCTACCAGAAAGGGTCATTTCTTATCTTCCGCATACAGGTTGTCGAAGATCTGATTTACATCCATTGTATAGTCTAAATCCGATTTTGAATAGTGTATATGCTGCGAAGGTAGAAAATCAGGGGGACCTTCACCTGTTTCAAACCACGCGGGATGCGTAACACGAACACGATTGTTAGGCAACGCAACAATATTTCCGGTGTAAGGACCCGCATCCAAAAGTTCTAGAACGTGGCTTTGTTTGTGCTGGGCGGGATCGTCCGCTATCTCACTTTCGGTATAATCTACCGTAAAATAGTATTTAGCCGGAAAAAAATCAGGCCCTATTTTGGCAAGCCACGGGCAAGGATGAGCTCTATCTAAACGATAAACTGCGTGTGTATGGGACATGCAGTCCCAAGGTTGCGCCAAATGGACAGGCATAGGTTCGGGCCATTCTTCAAAAGGAGTATCGCCCACAAGAGCCGTAATAGGCATTCTAGCCCACATCGCTCCCCCGTGGATATTTGGATCATCCGTCCCATCTGCCTCGCAGCCGGTGAATATCATCTGAAAACTTAAACACCGGCTAGGCATTGTAGTAACGGCAACCGCCATAGCATGAAGAAACTCACCTTGGTATTTCAAATGGTTACAGGTGTATTCCCTTCGCACCCAACATTTGAAATGCGGTATATTGCTCTGAAGATAAGGCAAGTTATTTTACCTTACCGCCCTTCGCGTAACCTTTTTTCTTCATCATCATGCCGCCGCCAGCCATTTTCTGGACTTTACCGCCTTTAGCGTAGCCCTTCTTTTTCATGCCAACCGCGCCGCCTTTAGCCATGCCTTTAGACCGCATGTTTCCGCCAACAAGATCTGCTGAATACTCTTCCATAGTCATAAATTCTTTTGCCATTTTAAGCTCCTATGCTTGACTTACAGAACCTTTGGTTCTTTTCCTACGATTTGACATAACAGCGCCACAACCCCGTGCTACCGCCGTTCCCGGAACAGACCTACCGTTAAATGGCCGTTTAGGCTTCGTTACAGCCCCACCATTTCGTAAACCTGTTACCTTCGCAGCTTTTGTGTTAGCGACTGTAGTTTTTCCTTTAGAGCCTGCCCGCTTCTTCTTACGAGCCGTTGTAGCGCGTTCACTTTTCGATAGACTGTTAGCTTTAGCTCTAGGCAAGCAACGATCAGGGTTACTCTTATCTTTTGAAGTACCACATTTACCTTTGATAGAACCATCTGATCCAATCCTAACCCAGTCCTGTTTCACCCATTCTTTTAACTGACCCATTACTTGCCCTTTGATTTTTTAGCGTAGTTGGGGTCTTTACAATACTTTGAAGCGGCCATGTTTGCATACGCTGACGGGTATGTGTCAAATGTGCGCTTGGCCCACGCTTTCCCTTTGGGACAGATCTTACCACCACTTTTTACCTTGCCCCCTTTTTTCATGCGGACAACGCTACTTTTACCAGTAGGACACTGCCCTGCACCTAAATTTACTGCACTACCCATACCTAACCACCCTTCGTTTTAAAAGCAATGTTGTCTTCATAGGTCCGGCCCGTAAACTCTTCCCACATAGGTTTAAGCATTATGTGAACTTCATCTATTTTTTGACTATTAGCCTCGGTCTTTACGGCCATAACGGCTATGTTTTTGTCTACTTCTATCAGAGTAGCCGAGATCCAAGTAACACCTGTAACGCAAACGCCTACTAAAGCTACAAAAAGCGTTCCCGCTATGAACTGCTGACCTAACATTTCCATCTCCTACGAGCGGCGCAAATACGCTTTTTAGGCGTCTTTTTGCAACTTATGTTATGCATTTTCATCTGGCCTTTTGATCTACTGCAATAAGAAGAACGGCGTTTAGCCGCAGCACTCCCCTTCTTCACCTTGCCAGTAACAGCCGTTTTTAACTTAGAACCGGGGTTTGCGCGTTTGTATGCCGCAACACCAGCTTTAGTCATTCCCGCCCCTTTTTCGGTGGGGCGGAAATTTGTCTTGTTTTTCTTCGGCATTGCAGCTTTACGAGGAGCCATAACCTACCTCAATTAAAGAATACCGTTATCGCCGTAAGGTTAGTTGCGGCTGATATATAAATATCGTCCACACGAATACCGTTCGACGGGATGTTCACCGAATGCGTTGTAGATGCGTTAAAATCAAGATCAAGCACAGTGGCCCCGCCGTTACCGTTAGTGATAGTAAGACGAGGTGTACCTGCCGCTGTTTTCAACTGTATCTGACGAATTCGTGCAGGCCCTACAGCAAGCGAGCCTGTTGCAGTCACCCGTTTTGATCTTACATCAGAGTCAGACATTGCAGCCTCCTGTTAGGCTGTTGGTGAGTCGGATGAAATACCGAAGAACTTCAGTGATAGCTGACCGCCAGCACCGGCTGTTCCAGAAATAACAACTTCTACCTCATCCGCAGTCTCGGTTGCCGCAGTAGTTGTTCCACCAGACATGCCCAAAACACCGTTACAAGGGAAAAAGCCCTTAAAACCAGCAGCGTTAATAGCAATTGATACACCGTCTACGAAACCGTCTGTATCAGCATCTGTACCAATATCAACAAGGTTAACGGCGTTTGCAGCCGCAGTAACAACAGTGATAGCTACGCCCATAGGAATAAAGTTGGATGGAATGCCGATAGCAGCTTCTTTATGCTCAGTGCCTGTAGCAGCAATATCAATGGTGGCGGTGTATGTAGAAAGAACCATCTCATTAGTAAGTGCGCCGGTTGTCGCATTCTTGATGATGGATTTGAAACCGTTTTCTGAACGGACGGGACCGTTAAAAGTTGTGTTCGCCATGTCAAACTCCTGTCGTGGCTAATGTCAGCCACAGGATGCGGCTGTCAGGGATGTAAAAACTATACAATAAAAAAGAGCGACTGTGAAGCCGCTCTTTCTAATCTCTACGGGAGGAGAGATTTTTTATTAAGCACCTTCTGTGCCGAAGACAGAACGCCAATCTGAAACACCGAAGCTGTAACGCTCACGGGCTTTAAACCGCATGTTTCCGGTGTCAAAGTCACCTTCCATAGCAGTTTTGATTGGTGACCGGTTAAAGTACTTAAAACCGTTTGGCGCATCTGTTTTGATGAAGAAGGCATCAGTGTCCGTCAGGAAGTGGTTAACCACTGCACCTTCTGGAATCATACCCATGTTCTTCATCGCATTTGCGTCATTGTCGGCAGTACCCGGACGAAGGTTTGAGTTGAGAACCCGCTCTGCAATAAATTGCAACTCTTTCGGGATGATCAACTTTGTGCCACGAACCGCAATCTTCAGACCACGCTCATC